GCCACCCATCTTTGTTAAAGGGCTGGACACAAAATACTATTCGCCCATAATGAAAACGAGTCGCATTGAGTTGTATAATAATTTCGAAACTTGGTCGCATAAAAGCGACCATTGCCAATTTATTTCTACTAAAAGCATTGGGTGAAAAATATGCTGAGGGAAAATCCCACTTTCCTATTGAAGACCAAATAGCATCAGTTGGTTTCCACAGAACTGAACCTATAACTATAGGTCGATGTAAATATTGGGCTTCAGGACATCCAATATTACTATTCGAAAACCGTGGTATTGAACTATGTACTACGCCAGGTTGATGAGGCGCATTGTAATCAATAAAAGTTGTTTTAGCATCCTGTTGAATGGTTGAACCACTATCACCTTCACTGCTCTTCACTGGTGCAGCTATATCTGTGGCACCCGCTGTAGGGTGCTGATCTGGACGAGGTAATAAGTCTTGAAATGAAATACTCTTCCAATTACCTCCATCTTCTTCTCCTTGAGCCTGGGGTCCATCACCACGCACCAAGTCAACACATTCTTTATAGAGTCGCAACAAAATTGATATTTTAGTATGTAACACTGCAAACATCCAGCGTGTTTCTGGTTTTCTCGCAACGCGCAAAAGCGTACGATTAAAGCCATCTATACAAGGTTTCATTTCACGCAAATAATCCATCAGCGCCATAAACGCATCAAAATCTTTTTCAGCTTGAATTTCTTCTGCACCTTTAAGTGCAACCGCCATTTGCGGCTCTTCCTCTCCTTGAGCTCGAGGACCCTGGGGCCCTCGCACGATTTGAGGTCGTGGAACCTTTGTTTTTCCTTCATAAGTTTGAGTTTCTGCAGTCTGTTGTACAATAGATGAATGAAGACTAACATTGTCATCTAAGGTTGATAGTTGTTCGGAACCACCGCACCCCAAATTACGCACTACAACCTCGGCATCACCCTTAGTTGCAAGATCATAATCCAGTTGACATGGTGAATAATCTTCTCCCCATTTAATTTTCTCACAATATTGATATATAAACAAATCACTAGTTCGCATCTGATGACCTGCTCGAGTCATCAAATAACAGTATTCCACAAAACTGCGACGCAACTTTGTAAATTCTTCTACTCCATAATTCGACATTTCTAATAGGGCACTATTAAAGCGATTCATCTGATCCGTCATATTGAACGGGTCGGATTCACTCCAACGTGCAATTTCAAGAATTGTGTTGTAATCCAACTGTGGCAAATATTTTACACCATCGAATTTAAAACCACGTTTCAAAAAAGATATTTCATCTAACGAATACCAGCCATCAACAACTGCACCTTTACGAGCGGATGTATAAGTGATGCCAACACTCGCCAAAATTTTTTGATAAAAACTACACGTGATCTTGGGGTAAACTTTATCATTAACAGCTATAGCATCATCATCGCCATATTGTTTAGGTTTCACTCCTTTATGAAAGTTTTTTAACGTTTTTTCACTACGAAGAACTGCCAATCTTATAGTAAACATGCCAGTACAATTATTAAATTCTGATGTAATATTTATACCAGACTTATTCCCCTGAAAATTTTGATATACAACATCTCTATAGATATGTTTGGAATTCAAAAAAGTCACGAATATTACAATTCGAACTGTATCGTGTTCTTGTTGCCAATCCGCCCCATTATGGTACCAAATGTTAATTGAGCGCACAGTGCACATACCAATACGTTGTGCCGCACTCGCATCATAATTTGATCCATCTCCATTTATAAATTTATCACCAACAGTAAGTAAGGTTTTTATCATATCAGTCCACTCCAAACTATTAGCATTTATCCCTATGGCACATTCGCCATCTATAAACGTTGAACGCATATGCATAAGGAAAGCTCCAAAATATTGCCTCGTTAATAAATTAAAATCCAACGGAGCAATCTGAAACAAACGTGTTTTCCCTTCGTCTACTTTAGACTTTTCACGAGTTTCATCTTTTAATGTATCTATAAAATAAGTATCTGGATCAACTATCCCTTGTTCAGCCATTGCCAGTCTTTGAGAGTATCGCTTTCGCAAATAAGAACCCATCTTATATTTAATTGGCATATCACTAACTTTTTCAAAAAAAGGGTGTTTTCCACTTGTATTATTCAGCACTACATAAGGGTAACCTGCAGAAGTCGTCATCTCTACGCTCTTGAGATTTTCAATACCATTTATGAACTGATCTTCATCCAATATAAATGGTGAACACGGAGAACGCCAACTCATAATGGTTTCTGCAACGTGATCTGATATTATCTCACATTCTTCCATAGATGGGGAAGGTGATAATACTGCTATTTTCTTCATTGCTTTCAGCATTGGAAAAATTTTTTCACCATCTTTTTCAAATGGACGTAAGTGAGCTGGGGCTACAGTGCTTGGACCATAATCTTGCTCCATTATATCATAGACTAAGGATTTACTAATTTTACTCTTTCGGGGCAATGTCATAACCGGATAACGATCAACATTAAATTCAGGTTCAACTATTCTTGGCAATCTACCTAATACTTGCAATCCTATCGCAGTTAAATCACTAGCGTATTCACGAGGCTCTTCATATTCCATAGCAATAGTTGTTATAACTTGTTCATCTCCATATAACCTATCAAAAGCTTCCTCTATATCCTCATAAAATATCAAAGATCCCAAACCATATCTTTCGGTTGGATCTCCAGCCGTATGCATAGCCATAATTTTACGACAATTTGTTGCACTATCGCAATTCATTAACAAAGTGCCACAATCACCAACTGTACACAAACAATTATAATATTTCAAGCAACGAGGAATTACCACCTCGCGGACTTCAAATTTGCCTCCATAAAGGGGGTCATCTC